CCAATAATCAGCCCTGAATTTACTCATCCCGTCCTCCATGCACCAGGTGCGCAAATCCTGGTCAGCATGCTCACGGCAACTGGCCGGCAATGCACGCAAAGAGATCAGCTGATAGAGCGCATCATGACCGGCACTGCCCCGCATGGCGCTGGCGGTATCAATTGTCGGCCCACTTGGCCCGTCCCAGGCATAGCCCTTGCGCAGTACCAGTTCGCCGTTGTCGCGGATCTCGACATACTCAGTGCGCGCGTAATAACCACGCAAATTCGTCTGCAATACAAGGTCAGCAAGCAGCCGGTACTTGTATTTGCACAAGCTTTCAAACTGGATCTGTGGCACGCTTGATGCTCTCAGTCGTGCGGCCGGTAATGTACGCACCAACCGTTGCGATAGTCACAGCAGCATAGACTTCGCCGCTGATCTTGCCGTAATAACACAACAATCCCGTGACAATCCCGCAACCAATAGTCACGGCAGCACGATTCCAGCCCAGAAAACTCAGTAGATTCATTACAACGCTCCCAGCGCTTTCAAGGCGCGTTCTGTCAGCATCGATCGCTCTGCAAAGCCGATTGCATCACCCACAGCACCGGTGATGCGACCCCGATTGATGCGATCACTTACGTGGTCAACATTGCCGGTATCCGCTAACGCATTCAGCCCATTTTTTTCCCACCACCATGCGGCGGCAAGTGCACCTACCGACGGCTGTTCAAGCAATTCCGGCGCCGAAACAAGATCCAGCCCGATCCCATTACCCACTGCCTGGTAATTTGCTCTGCCAGTGACCTGCAGCGGACCACGACCACGGTAGCGGTAACCGTCACCTGGAATGACATTGCCTAAATCTTTCCGCCCCTCATAACGCTCCTGCGCCTTTGTTGGCCCCCACAGCTCGCGCGTGAACGCAAATCTTCCGGATTCGTGGGCCAATTGCGACAAGAAATGCGCGCAGCGCACTGGCGTAGTAATGCCGTGAGCATCCATTGCCGCCTGCAAATGCGGCAGCCACCGTTCACACCTGGCAACCAACGCTGCCGGCGGCAACTGCGGAATTGCAATGATCTGATGCAGTTGTTCAATTGTGATTTTCAATGTCCACCCCCGACTTGGCCCGATTGCATTGCAGCGACAACAACCCGACCAACCCATGCCAACCCAGCCAATGTGCCTGTCACGGCCGCGATGGCGACTGCGCCGATTGCGCTATCCTGCATTTTTCGCCAACGCTCATCCCAACGTCTTTTCTGCTCCAACCGCACCGCGCGGTACGCCAGAAATTCGCGCAGCAACGGCGCACACTCAGTCAGAAACTGATGATGTTCGCGATGAATTTCCGGGTCTACCGTTGATCTCTCAGCCAGCACCTCGCGGATGCAGTCCTTCAGCTTGTCCATTTCCATGTTGCTGGCCTCATGCCCGGGTTATGGCAGCGCGCCAAGAACGATCAGCGTCACATAATCAGGATCTACTGCCGATCCGGCGCCGGAGCCTTCCACTTTTAACAGAACACCGGTTGCATCTTGCGCAACTACAGACACAACGGCGATATTGCTTTGCGTTGATCCGATTGCATCGTTCCATGACCCAACCGCCGTGGGCGCAGAACCCAGTTGCGCAAAGGCTATAACGCTATATGCACCACTGGCCATGTCATCACCGCTACCGGAACTTGACCACAGCACACGCCAGAATTGCGTGCCAGTTAATGATTTGCGCTCTACCCGCGCAGTGCCGCCGAGATTCACATCAATCGTACAGGTGCCGTCAGTGCCCCGTCCCTGAAACCGCACCACTTTTTTTGCGTGCATGGGATGGTATTTTTGCCGCGCGGGAACAACAGCCTTGTTTGTAATTGTTGCAGCGACCATCTCAGCAACACTTGCGCCGTTTGCCGCGAGCGCCTGCACAGCGGCGGCCAACTGCGTCAGATCTTCGTGATCCGGCGTAATACCCGCTTGCACCAGCACATTACGTACTTCTTCACCGAGCTGGTAAAACCAATATGGCCCGGGAATTGTTGCAGGCGTAGCTGTCAGTGCATCGCCATCGGTTGGATAACCGGTTGACGGGGTTGCCGGCGGGCTCGGCGGTGTTGCACTGGCACCCGATTGGTATTTCCGCGTATCCATGATTTTCTCCTGGTTAAAGCGCAGCCATGCTGTCGCTGATGATTGTTTTCAATGCTGAGCGCAGCCCAGCCGACAGCGCTGCACCGGCGAATGAAACCGATATTTTTGCGTCACATGGCGGTGCCACTGATCCATTGTTAGCGCCCAGCCAGAATGAATTGCTGGACAACACAGGGCCTGAGCTCGCACTGGTATCAATTGCCACTGTGGCAGAGCCGTTGTATAACTCGACCGATGATGACGATGTGCGCTGCGCCAACACAAATCCAGCAACAAGATCCGATGCATAGCTGCCGACAAATCCCCACTTGTTGACGTTATAAAGCGCGGATGACGACCCAGAATAAATAGAATTCATCGTTGTTGTCGGCGTTCTCTCGCCAAACAATTCTGGATTCCCTGCCGAAACTGTATGCAGCCACAATCCGAACGACGCATCATTTAGCGTGTAATTCACGCCATCGACAGCAGGGGCAAATTGCAGATCAAGATATTTCGCACCGTCTCCGACAAATCCAACGCAATCAACAATTGATGAGCCACCGTGCTCGATGGCCGATATTGCGGGACGCTTCCAGTCAACCAGCCCCGTTGCTGCAAAATGGTAGAAACTATCCAGCGCATCCCAACACCCACTGGATTTCAAAGCACGAATCCAGGTATCAACAAATGCGCGGCGCTCTTTGCCAGGAAAAACAGGCATGGCAGAAAAAATTGCATCTGATGCAGGATCGTATTCAGAGTAGTAAGAAAACTGCACATACGTGTGGGCCGGTTTTGCACGATTGATAACGCACTCAAGAACAGCATTTCCCCACACAGAAAGCGCAGCGCTAACATCACTTCGCACATCAAAACTTGCAAACGTTGTCAACAAAGAATTCACCTGCCACACAAAACAAATGCTTTCAGGGTAAAGTGGATCAACAACGCTACTGCCCACCGTAAACGCAGCTAATTGATCAATTGTTATCGAGTAACCAACCGTTTCCGCAAGATCGATAAAATATTGCGGCGTCGGCGTACCCGCACCACGAACCCGCGCAACCAGTGCATCAATGCGTTGCTGAAACGTTGCAGTTGATGCACAGCACGAATCAGGTAAACCGAACGCAATCTCCCAATCGGTAAGCAGCTCATTGACTGTACGCGGGTCAGATTCGCGTACCAGATCGCCCAGCCGGTTATGCACGCGCGAAAATTCAACAGACAAGCCCTGCAAAACAGGGTCATTAACTGCCATTGCAGGGCCAACAGGCCGCAGCGCATGTAGCACCTCGCTGTAATCATCAGCCGTGGCCTGCATCATGCCCATGTGATAGTACCCACTGTGGCGATCTTGCCAGTGGCTTTTGTTACATCCGCAGACGGAACAGTAAGCACACTGTCTGTTTCACCTTCAGCCAACGAAATCGCTTCACGAATGTGCGAAAGCAACAACGTGCCGCCGGGCTCGGCTTCACGCAGTAATAAATCTTCCAGCTCTGCCGTTATCGCCGCTTTCACTTCAGCGGTGTTTGGCGTTGCCGCAATCGTAAAATTAACCGCTTCCTCCACGGGAGCAACAACGGTCACAGCAGCAGTAACAGGCCGCAGGGCATCGATGTAAGCCTGCACAGCTGCAACTTCTCCGGAATCCGGGATCAAGCTGGCATCGTTATCACGCACAAAACGCACAACTACAGTGCCAAGCCCAAGCTCTAGCGGATAACACCATGCACGCGTAACGCCAGGCACTTCCAGCGCCCACATTTCATAATCGTTAGCTGTGCCAGCGGCTGGGGGAGAACGCATAGCCGCCAAAATTCTTGCACGCCAGGCGCTGATGGTTTCAATATCCGCCCCGCCAGAAAGCTCACCAGCAGTGGCTGTGGTTTGCACGCCATCAACGGGCTGCACCAGCAACACGCTCTGGCCCGTTGTGCGGTTGCCAGCAGCCCCGGCAGCAATGGCCTCAACAGCGACAACAGTGCTGCCTGTAGTGGCAGTGGCAGCAACCGTTGTGGCGTATTCCACCGCATCCAGCGCACGAACGATGGTGCCTTCAGGAATCACTGCACCAACGCTGGTGGCAAAGGTCACGCTGCCTGTCGCCGGCGCAGCCACTTTACGTGCTACTTTCCAGAATGTTGCATGACGCGGCAATTCAGTTTCATCGCACGTATCAGCAAACATTTGGGCGGCCTGATAATCGATATAGCCATACATCGCATGCATGGCAAGCGCCTCAACACGCGCATAAACCTCTGCATCCGAACGCCGCAAAATATCATCCGCATTGAATCGCGCCAGAATGTCATTGCGCACCCGATCAGCCAGCGTTTGTAATGTCGGGCGATTAAGCATTGATAGCACTCCAAATATCAGCAAAACGCAGATCAGCCAGTACGCTGGCATCTGCACGATATAAAACAACGCCCATGGCAATGCCATTGCGGCCAAATCTTTCCGCTGTCGTGGTGAATGAGGCACAAGCTCCATCATCAACCAGCCACTGCAATGCTTCAGTGGCGTATTCTTTTGCGCGCTGGATGGTGCGCTGGGTGACGTTTTCACGGGCCAACAGCCACAACCGTGAACCAAATTTGTCACCTGTTACCGCAGCCAATGAATCACCACACCAGCCAAGACGCGATTCCCCAGGCTGCACATCAGAGGGCTCTGCACGCCGCCACGTGAACAGTGAAAGAATCACAGCGCGAATGAGTGGATCCGATTGCGCACTGCCAAGATCCACCGATGCACCATTCACGGTGATGGCGTTATCGCTGGGAAATAACATGGCGGCCCTTACATTGGCTGGTTAGGTGTGGTTGCGCCCACGTGGTTGCTGTGCGCGTTATATTTCGTGCGCATGTGTGACATGGTGGTTCCAGCGCCATCACACAGGTCTTTGATCTCACCCGTGCATTCCAGTGATGGGGTTTCCAGTCTCACTTTTGTTGTACTTTTGATGGTGATGGGCAGGGCTTTGCCCTCGATGACGATGCCATCACGCGTAAGGTGTACGCACTGTTCCAGATCGTCATAAATCGCCACTTCGCCGCTTTCTAGCAGCAGCCGGTATCGGCGGTCTGCCACACAGATCACCACGCCATGCGAGCGGTCACCATCCAGAAATGCAGCCAGCACTTCAGCGCCATCGTGCGGGGCACTGGTGATGCCGTATTGCTCAAAAAATTCCATGCTCTGTTTGGATTCACCACCCAACAGCTTGGCCTGAATGCGCTGCATTTTGCGCGCACGGTTTAATGTTGTGAGGGTGCCACGTGCGAGCATGTTTTCAATTCGGCGGGCCTGCGGAGCCATCGCCTTGCGAACATTACCAGACACGGTTATTCCTCAATGGATTCAACATCAGAAAACGCATCACCCTTTTCGCCTTTTTTCTTTTTCTTTTTGCCATCATCCACCGGGCGAATGTAGCCTTCACGTGGCGCAACAGTGAGTGAACAGATGGTGCCACCGTCATCCAGCTTGTATTCCAGCTCTACGATGAGCCAGTTTGCATCGATGCCGATAATGGAATCCTGCACGCGCACCAGTTCATTCGGCACCCATAAATCACCGGATGCTTTGCGCCACCCCTGCACGGTGTACTGAGTAGAAAGCGCTTTGGCACGGCGGTAGTCCCGCTCATATTTCACACGGTCTGCACAGGCTGCAGAATCAGCCTGCCCACTTTGTTTGATGATCAGATTGCGCGTGTATGGCACCCGGCTATCGGTAGTGCTGGCACTCGCTTCATTGAGCGCAGGCAGCAGGTTTTCATCTTCATCATCATCCGTTTCAGTGCTGGCCCGCTGGCCTTTGCAGGTGTATGAACTGAAAACTTCTTTGTAATCCAGCCCGGCAGAGCCGCTGAGAATGTTGCCGCGCTCACCCAATACCAAACTGGCATTGCTATGCACTGTGCCGGCCTGCGTGATCAGTAATTCACCACGCGCAGTATCCGTGGCCAGCAGTTGCCGCAGTTGCAGCAAGCGGTCAATACTTTCAAAAGCGGTTTCGCCCTGCTGGATCTGGTGATCAATCACCACGCCGCCTGTACTCACATCGGCTTTTACGCCTACGCCATACACACTGGCTAGCGCTTCTGCAATGCGCTCAACCGGCAGGCCGTTCCATTGCCCTGGTTCATTGCTGGCAGAGCAATCTACCAGCCGCGCAGTTTTGCTGCGGCCACTGATAGAAACGCTGATTGAACGTGCATCGTAATTGATGGGCGTGGCATCGATGTCGCCAGTCAGCACCAGATCATTGCCGATATACACTTCACAGTTATCAAACGGCGAAACCGCGCGCTGCAGTTGTGGTGCGTTGGGCCAGCTGCGCGTAATGTCTAGCGAAAAGCTACGGCAAGACCGCTCAATACCAGCCTGAATAGAAACGGATTTCCAGCCGCCATACTCGCGGCCTGCAATCACCAGTGTGACGTTATTGTTTTGCACTCAAAGCCTCAAACAGGAAAACTACTAGCTAAAATAACTCGCCTGCGCGAACGTTAAACGGCGTCAGCGGCGCAGTCACGACGTACTGCTGTAGCGATTCTGGCAGGCTCGTGCAGTCGTAGATATTTGCAAAATGCGCGGTCTGGTCGGGGATCGAAAACACCGACCCCCAGCCGTTGCCGTTGCAGTGATCCTTGTACTCGGACAGTTCGTAGCCTGCCTCAATCAATGCAGACTCGGCAGTCTCTTGATCAGGAAATTTGAGATATTGCGTACTCATTGCGTCAGCCCGTTAAGTTGTGCCTGTGTCAAAGACAGCGTGATTAAGCCTTCTTTGTAAAGAAATCCATTCCACTGCCCGGACGACGATAAATCATTCCCGATACGCAGAAACAGCGGGGAGAGTGCCATGTTGCCGGATACGTCGCTTGTACCAGCAGTGCCGTTTATAGCACGCAGGAATCCGTCTGTTTTTGCAGCAAACCCGCACTTTGATCGTGTTGTCGGGATGGAAGATTCGGTCGTGTTCGTGGCTGTCGTCCCGCCACTGACCATGATCGTCGCTATTGTATTTCCGGCATCAGCCCGTACCACAGCCCTGTTTGACGTAGTTGTATCATCGACTGACAGCATCGTGCGTATCGCTGCCGTGTTTATGTCCTCGCGATAATCGGCAAACAGCGAATACGCCGCACTACTGAAGCCTGTTATGTTGGCGTTTGCGCTTGGGGTTATTGTGTTTGTGGGTTCGTAATCCGTCAGGCTTGATCCATTTTCAACTTGTACGCCGTGAACCGTGAATGACGCACCGGCAGTTCCCGCACCGTTGTTGTTAATGCCCAAAACACCGGCATTACCTCCGGCAGTTAGCGTTACCGTCAGTGTGTACCACGTAGGCGTTGACGTTAGCGTTATAACAAGCGCATTTTTGTACGATGTGTCACCGTCATAAGCAGACAGCCTGATGCTGCCGCTGCCGCTTAGTTTCGCTGAATACGTGTACGAACCAGTACCGACAATAATGCTCTGAGCATTCACCCTGTCCGTAGAAGATGCGCCGAATGTGAATGCGTTTCCGCTCTGTGTAGCAGAGCCGCTGACATTAAAAAACTGCCATGTTGGGCCGGTGCAGTTCGCGCTGTACCACGCCCTGTTTTTGCTAAATTCAAGATTGCCAACAGTCCGTCTATAAGCCGTAGCCACCGAACCCGGCTGGATCTGTGCGCCCCAGAAATATGCGGTGTCGCCAGACGTACCAGACCCGCCTGAATAATGCACGTACAGATACAGGGTATCTCCAACAGTGATTCCGGTAGACTGCGTGTACGTGCAGCGAAACCATCCGTTTCCTTCGTCGGTTGCAGCCCAGCCTGCTCCCGTCATGGCGCCAGTTGCAAACGTAAGCGTGCCTGTGGTGAAGTTTGTTGACGCGGTGTTATTGCGCAAAAGCAACACACACGTATTTTGGTTGCCTTTTTTTACATAAACCGATGCGGTTACAACGGCAGCCGGCGCTTTTGTCCCAATAGAATAAAACGCGGTTGTTGTGGTTGCGGTGACCGTAACAAGCTGCGCCGTAGTAGTCCCGTCAGGCGCTGTGCCCGAGGTGGTGACAGTGCAGTTAGTGCGAGTCCAGTTTGCAGTTGTTCCATTTTGCGAGTCCTTGACGTTGTTGACCCACAGCGGCACAGTAAGCACATCAGCAGAACGGCTTGCTGTTGAGCCGGTTGTAGCGATGTAGCTGGTAGCACGCAGGCCGGTTTCTACTTGAATTCCAGTGATGCGGAATGTGCGTGCTGATTGGCCTGTGTATTTGATACACCCCGCTGCGTGTGATGTAGTTGCACTTGCAGTAATGCTTGCAGACACACGATAAACATTTGATCCTATCAATCGCTCAAGTTTTGTCGTAGCAATTACAGCATTAAGCGTGATTGAAAAGTCGCCAGTGCTGTTTGTTGTGCCGACAACCGGAGCGTTACCATCACCCATTAGAACAAAAAAGCTGATGCTATAAACGGTTCCACTTGTAACGCTGATTGCTTTTGTCGCAGACCGCTGAACAGAATTATCACCAAACGCGATGCCGTTTGTGAATCCGGGGACTGCTGTGCCATCTGCTGTATTGCTGCATGTATATGTTGACGCAGCACCATCGCTATTAGTGCAGAGATTCGTCGCCGCAGGCTCAGGGAC